TCCCATGCTTCCTCGGCAATGTCCGTGAAGTCCATGTTGAACGCTGTTGTGCCGGATGTCGTCATCTTATTTTCTCGCCGCTCTCATGTTGTCTACAAGGTTAGGGTATGGACGCCCCGCCTTGCGTGCTGCCGCTTTCGCGCTGGCTTTCTGCTTGGTGGAGAGCTTCTTAGGTTTACCCGCCTTTTTAGGGCGTGGTTTGTCCCAGACCTCTCCACCTTTTGCGTAGCAGTGACAGCCTTTATTTCGGTAATCCCGACGCATTTAGCACATCTTGCAGGGGCGAACGCCCTTCTGCGCCATGCCCGCACCGCGTACTTTACCGCCAGACTTCATCTTCTTGACTTTGCCGCCCATCTTCATGCCGCTGCCACGAGCCAAGGTCTCTTGGTCGTATGCTTCACGCATAGCTGCGCGATTGCCGCGTTCTACTGCGCCACCGTCATCTTCCATTTCCATGCTAGGAGGACGTAGCTTCGGGCGAAGCGAAGTCATTGGTGCACCGCCGCGCTTTTTGCGGCCTTCCATCAGGTCTTCAGGGCGCATACGAGGACGGGGCGATGAGGACATGCCACCTGCTTGGTACTTTTTCATGGTAAATTCCTTTCCCACACTTTGAGGAACCCCGGCCTTCTTGGCAAATTCGGGGTTGTTTGCCACAGCTTGCATGAAACGCTCTTGCTTTTTGGACTTGGCAGGCATCAGCAATTCCACGCTCTGAGAGACTTATTGATCCGGCTATTCGGATCGTTTTTCGTCTTCTCGCTAGTAAGTTTCTTCTTCATGCCCGACATACGGGCACAGAATGATTTACGGCGGTTACCGTCTTTGGTTCCCGCTTTCGCGTTGGGAGCAGGGGGTTTCAGGTTCATGCCCTGCTTCTTAGCCGACGCGCGCCCCTTCGCATTCAGGCCACCTTCCGGGTTCTTGCCCTCTTTGCGTTGCCATGCGGGAGATTTTACCCCACCGCCTTTTTTGTAATACGCGCGCATGACATCCCCTAGCTGTAGAATACAGTCATTGCACTGATGTTGGTCATCGTGGTGATGAGCACATCGTCTTGGCAACGAATACCCCAATCGGGAATGTTTACGGAGTGCGAATCAGACGCCAGAAAGTCTAGGTCCAACACAGTAGGGCCACCGGCACCATCAGTAATAGTAAGACGGCCTGCACCTGCTGCAGTGGTTAGCACCTGCACCTGACGGATACGCGCTGGGCCAACAGCAAGAGATGCTGCGGTGGTAACGCGTTTGGATTTTACGTCCGAGTTAGACATAGGTTAACTCCCCTTCTTTTTTGCAGGGCGACCGCGCTTAGGAGCTGCGGGCTTAGTTTCCCATGCCTCGTTTACGTCTGGCGTAGATAGATCATCACCTTTCAGCGTGCCATCAGCGTTGCGGGCGCGTGCTTTTTCTACGCCAATCCCGCGACGTGCTAGTTCTTCCGCACTGGGTGGTTGAAAGCGATCACTCATCTTTCACCCCCTTACGATGCTGCGATAGCGGCGCCTGTATCCGAACGAAGCCAATCGGTGCCGTCAGAGAACGCTAGAATAGCAGAACCCGCTGCGCCGTCGGAGACATAAACCAGAGTACCAGCGCCCGCGGATGCGGCAGAAGGTGCGGTAGCAACAGTATAGGTGGGAACTTTAATATCGCCAATGAAACCGTTGGTGGAAGTCACTGGACCGGAAAAGGTGGTCGAAGCCATTATAATACCCTTTGCACAAGGATTTGCTTCGCAGTCTGTGCAACGTCAGGAGGGCGGGTACCTGTCTACGAAGCTGATGTTAAGCCCTGACAGGAGATTACACCAAAACAAAATAAAAAGAAAGGGGGAACCGAAGCTCCCCCTTCCGTACGCTCGAAGGCCCTATGGGAGGATAAGTTAGGCCCCCGGCGAACCAAAGATACCCAGAGGATCGGAAACGCCAAACGAGTAGCGCTCGCGAGCCTTGTAGCGGCTGTTGCCAGTATCGAAGTCGGCGTCCATCGAAGTCGACATCGGGGTACGGACAAAGTGCTTCAGGCCATTGGGAACGTCTGTCATCAGGAACCATGCGTTGGTGTCCGTCAGATAGTGGTTCACAGTGTAGCCCTCTGGGATCGAACCGTTCGAACGCAGTGCGTTCAGGTCGTTATCGGCGGTGCCGACACGGCCTTCGGTTTCCAGCAGACGAGTGGCAACGAACTGCAGCGCGGGCGGGATAACCAGCTTGCGCGGCTTGGCTGCGATCAGCAGACCACGTTCGTCAGTCCACTGGCTGATCTGGATAACGGCGGCTTCAAGCGAAGTCTCGTTCAGGTCAGCCGCGACTGCAGGGCGGTTCGAGTTCGAGCCACCCGAGACAAGTGGGTGGTCGGTGGCGCATAGCGACTTACCATCGCCATAAGTGGTGCCAGCTGCGAACGCATTGTTCAGGATAGCAGCAGCTTTAACCTGCTTGGTGTACGCCATCGCACGAGCCAACGCTTTGGTATAACGAGCCGACAGCGAGTCGTACAGGTTATCTTCGATTGCTTCTTCGGTGATCGAGAAGCCCATCGCGATGGTTTCGTGAGTGTAGCGTGCAGTCCATGCTTCCTGAGCATTGTCATACTCAATGGCAGCACCTTCGCCTTTGACGGGAGCCGCGGAGAAGCCACTCAACTTGGTTTCTTCCTCAAACGAACGTTCGGAAGACTCAGTCTCGTAGATTTCAGCGTGCTCTTCGCCATATTTTGCGTATTCCATCCCAAACAGAGCGTTTAGTCCGGGGAGGAGTTCTTTAAGTAGCTGGGCGCGTGAAATAGCCATGATACATCACTCCTTATACGCCGGTCGTGTTGTTATACTGATGACCCGCGTTCCATTTAACGTAGGCTTCGGTATAACCACCCGAGGTGTTTTTGGTTTCCTCAACCAACCCGACAATGCGGAAGGGCAGAGTGTTCGTAGTCGCCGAGGTATCGGAGATCGCGCCGCGGGAGTTACCCGAAGTCGAATCGCCGGTGTTGTCTACGCCAGCAACGTTTGCACCGATATCAGTGATCGCCAGATCGCCAATCGTGGTGCCCGAAGACACTACGGCTGCTTTGAACAGCAGATCGGTTGCGTCTGCAACGTATGCGACGATGTCGCTCGCTACAGTGCCTGCAGGGTAGTACTGGCTGTACAGTTCGTAACCCAGATTCGGGTCAGTGTACTTGCAGCCCATGAAAACCCCGACGGGGGTCATTGCAGCGTCAAACGCATCGCGCTCAACGGTGCCGCCGGTGACAAGTTTCACGGCATCACCAAAGAAGATCGAAGTGTTGTAGCCACTTGCGATTTTCATTTGGCGGTAGACACCACCTACAAAGGGGGTCCCGCTCAACAGTTTCACCGGAATAAGGCCATAAGGCCCGCTTACAGTAGGATAAGCCATTGTTAGCTCCTAATCAGCTTCCGTTACCAAAAGTGACCTTCGTTTTCCGCTCGTTGAAGAGGGGCATACGAGGATCGTTCTCGCGCATGAAGTTGTTGTCCACCGAGTTCATCTGGGATTTGGTTTGGGTGTCGTAATATTCATTACGCTCCTCGACCAGCTCCTTCGGCGCTTTACACAACATTAACCCACCAATCACCACATTGTCGGCAAACCGCTCGTTCTCGACGGTAACCATGGTAATCTCGGGGTGGTCTGCCGCTTTCACGGGTTCCCAACCTTCACGCAGTTTCGAAGAAACGTTCGTGGCGTCGGCCTGACCTTGGGTGCTTACGCGGACCCAGTGGTACTCATATCCATCCTCGGGCGTGGGGGAAGGTAGAACTTCCGGGCGCTGCCAGCTCCGTTTACGGACGGTTTTCTCACGAGTCTGTAGCTCGCGGTCAATGCGATTCTCAGCCATTTTGTTTCCTCATGTCTAATGCAACCTGTTTGGCGTACTGTTGCGGGGTAAGTCCAAGCCTCGTCGCGATCTGCACTTGGGTTTTTGTTAGTGTCACCTTCTTCGGCGCGGTACTGCGCGTTGCTGGTGCCACAACCTGTGCTTTACGCTTCGGCTCCGGGGCCACCTCGACTTCTGTTTCGTCCTCCTCGAAACTATCCGGGAAGACTTGCCGCATACGAGAATTGATCTTCTCGTAGTAGTCATCACTTTGAGGGCTTACGCCCTCTTTGACGAGTTTGTTATGCAACCCCAGCGCAAAACTCGTCATCTCATCGTCTTGCCCGAACCATGAATTGGCTTTCTGCCACTCCACAGCCCGCTGGTCGACTTGTGGTGCCGGGGCGGGTTCTGGTGTTGAAGGTACAGGAGTTTCCTTCTCCTGTAAAGTTGGTACCTTGAGATTACTTATTCTTTCGAGCTTAAGCCTAGCAGCCGTTAGCTTATCGTTAGCGTCCATGACAGCGTCTGAGTCACCAGAGTCATAGGCTGTTTTGTATGCGTTTTTAGCTGCTGCAACTTCAGCCGCTGCGTTCTTCTTAGCCTGCTCGATCAGCGCGGCTTGGCTCTTGGTGCTGCTGGCCTTGAGTTTTTTATTCTCTTCCAACAACTGCTGAGTCACACGCTCAAGCTCTTCGCGGGCACGCAGGGCTTCTTCTTTAGCCCGACGCTCGTCGTGGTAGCCCTTGGAGAAGTGCTTGATGCGCTTGCGGACCTTGTCAGAGTATTCCTCTAACTCCTCGTCCGTCACATCTTCCGGCGGGTCTGATGGCTTTCGCCCACGATCTGCTTTCGGCGTGTCGTCCACGACCTCAACTTCGAGGTCATCTGCGTCTTCATAAGCTGTTTTAAACGCTTTTTTAACGGGCTTTTTAGGCTCGTCTTCAATATCCACCTCGACTTCGTCTGCTTTGGCTTTGCCCGGACGCTGCATCGGCTCTGCCGATGACGGTTCGATCTCGATGTCTACAGTTTCCTCTTTTTCGTCAGGAAACTCAAACTCCACTTTCTGAAACGGCATGTGTCACCCCCCTACGCACGCTGGATACCACGAGGATCAGCTACCACTGCCTCGATAGAATCGTCATTCATCAACCGATACTCGGTATCACCCATCTTGAAGCGAGTGCCCGAGTTCATGCGGAACATGACGTAGTCGCCGGGCTGGCACCAAGGCCCGTCAGGATACCGCGAGGCGTCCTTGTACGCGTCAGCGCCCATGTCCACGACCAACCCGATGATCGACATAATGTGGTCGCGGTTGCGTTCCGTATCAGTCTTCAGAATCCTAGTGCCCTCGTATGTCTCGGAGGTCTGCGGTAGCGCGATAAGCAAGCGGTAACCCACTGGCTTTGGGAGCTGCGCCTCAAATTCTTGTTCCCCGCTCAGTTTAACTGCTGGTTCAGTCATCGTCATTATCCATATAGTTACGCGAGAGGTCTTCAATGTATGACTTGCCAGCTTCGAGACCCCGAATTAAGCCGACAACTTCCCTGTATGCGGCGTAGTCTTTAGGCGACCCGCCGGATAGGAAACTCTGTGCAGACGAGATTTGCTCGTCGATCTTATCTATGAGCACGTCAAAGACGGTCTTTGCCATGGTTTACTTATTCCCCCCACTTGGCTTCTGTTTCTGCTGCATTAGCTTCGCGACCTCGATCTGAGTTTTGTCACGAGCGGCGCGCCGAGCTTGACTCATCTCCACACCCTTAACTTCGGCGTCGATAGCCAATTCTGTTTTGTCCACCTTAAGCTGCTCTGCTTTCAGCATGGCGTCTGCAGCGGCCTTGGTTGTTTGTAGCTGCATCTGCTGCTGTTTGATCTGTGCGTCCACCTGATCCTTCGCGGCCTTGCGCTGGACCTCGGCTTGCTTAACCTGCAGCTCGGCCTGCTGGAGCTGGAACATCGGGTCTTGTGCCTGCTGCTGTGCCTGCTGCTGTGCGGCTTGCTGCTGATGCGCCTGAGTAAGTTGCTTGCCTGCATCTGCGACCAGACGAGACAGTTCGACCTCGACCTCTTCCGGCAGCTCCTCGTTGGGTGGTGGTAGCGGTGCCCCGAGGCGCTCCTCGATCTGTTGACGATACTGGAAACCAAGGTGTTCGGCGATGTGTGCCTGCAACGAGGCCATAATCTGCTTGGCCTGCGGGTTTTGCCCGATCATCTGCATAATCATCGGGTCCTGTAAGAACGACGTATGCGCGGCCAGATGGGCTTGGTGGTCCTGATAGATGAATGCCTTCATCGGTTTGCCAATCAGTGCGTCCATATTCTCGCTGATCGGGTCGGTCGGCTTAGCATCATCCCTCGTTGGGACAAGTTTATCTGCGTTCTTGATACCCAGCACCTCGATCATCTGGCGGTGTAGCTGCGGCAGATCGTAAATCTGTGGTGCCGACTGAGCCATCTGCAGCACCGCTTGGTACTGGACAACCCGCTGGGCCATGGTGGAGCTGTTAGGATCGCTGACGGGGATCACGTCAACCATCTCATAGTCAGCCTTACGCGCGCTTATCTCGCCACGATGTGGCTGATACTGGTACTCCTCCGGCGCATACTCGGCGATGATCGCCTTGAGCATCTTAAACTCTTGCTTCATCGCGTAGTGCACGCGCGCCTGCACCGCCGCCATCGGCTTCAGAGTCCGTTCCAGCAGCGCCAGAGTAGTGCCCACAGGCGCATTTGCCGACATATCAGAGATATTCAGGTCAGAAATCGCCCCGAGGCGCCGTCCTTCCTGCGTAATCTGCTGGAGCAGCGCCAGAAGCGTCTGAGATGGCTCTTTGTACGGCAGTGGCATGATATTGTCGCGGATTGACCCCGACGGCACGTCCACATCCTTAAATTCACCCGGTTCGATGGGCGAATCGTCGCCTTTAATGCGCAATCCGCGGGTTTTCAGGCCCCCCGGCAGGTTCGACAGCGTGCCAGCGTCAACTAATTGACGGATCAGGCTGGTTCCAGCCTTGGCGTAGCCCCCGATAATGTGGATCAGGCCCAGCCCATAGAAGCCAAACCCCGGAACATAGGGGTAATGGACGAAAAATTGGTTCTTCAGGGCCAGCGGATCGTCTTCTTCGTAGTTGCGACGGATGGCCAGCACCTCCCCGGTGCCCCGCTCGATCGTAATTACGTACGGTTTCGGCAGATCGTCCTCGTCGTCCACCCCATCTAGGGTCGTTTCGACGTGGATTTCGTACAATGTGTACCGATTGTCGTTTGTTAGCTCGTATCCGCCCTCTTCAGCCTTCTTCTCCTCGATGTCGGAGTGGTATGGCACTGGCTCACCGAGGTCTACATCGCGATAGAACCCCGCTGCCTGCAGCTTGCGGACCTCATTTTTAGTCTTGCGCATGACGTGTGTAACGCGCTCGGCAGTCTCGATATGGCTCGCACCGTATGGCACGATGACGTCTTCTGCTGGGATGTACAGCGACACCTGCCGCCCAATATTTGGGTCGTAATACACCTTCTTGAACGCAGAGCCAGCCAAGCCTAGAGCATACAACATGCGTTCGTGCTCCGACCGGTACTCGACCATACGCTCGGTAATCTCGTAGTTCATGTCCGCCTGCACGCGCTGCGCGGCTTCCATCTTTGCCTTCGTCTCATCCCCAAGGACTTTAGTGCGCACAGGCCCCGCGGCGGGGAACGTTTCCGACATAGCCTCGGCTTGGAACCGGATGGCGGCCTCGGCCAGCACGTTAGAATAGACACCACAAGCGCCTTCCCATGGCTCCGTGCGCTCCTCCATCTTGAATCCCAGCACGTCTAGGCCCTTGACATAGGCTTCGGCCCACTCTTTGCGGCTGTCGATGTCGGCTTCCACCAGCCCCATCATATCGTCTGCAATACCGCGCAGGGTGCCTTCTTCTAGTATATCCGCCAAATTAGCATCGAAATCAGCCAGATCAGCCACTTCCATGTCTGGAATCAGTGTGATCTCCATACTGCCATCGTCTAGCACGATTGCCTCTGGGTCGATGACCTCGATCTCCAGCTCCGCGCCATCAATCTCCATCATATCTTCCATCTCGTCGTCTAGACCTTCTGGAGCTGCATAAAGTCCTTTTTCGATAGCCATACCCTAATCCTTAATAGTAGCCGCCTCGGCGTTGTTTGAAGAATCTCGGCTCCTCTGGCTCATCCGTTGGTAGTCGGATGAACCCACCTTGGCGGAACCGCATGAGCGCCATGACCGTAGAGTCCACCAAGTCATCATGCGACATGAAGGGAAACCCCGCGATCTCTTCGATTACTTCTTCTGCCCAACGGGTCTCGGGCATCCAGACGAGTTCAGACGCTACGATGTCAGCAACCGAGTTCAGGCGGGCCAGCTTGTCCCCCGACCCCCTGTGCGGCGTATATTCTGAGACTGGTAGCCCCATACGGCGCATCTCCTGATACAGCGCTGTGCCCGCGCTCTTCTTTTCCACGATGAATGAATCTGGTTCCCACTCATCATATTGTTCCATCGCAAGCCGTTTAAGCTCAGGGAACTCCATACGCTCTTTTATGCTGTTTAACAATATAATGTTATAAGCACTGGTGTGTTCGTTTAGGAAAACACCCCATGTAGTGAGCGCAGTGAAGTCAGCCCTGTTGTGCTTTTCAGCGGCTGCGTCCAAGGACATGATAACATATTCACAGTAAGGTGGCGACTCCTCTTTCCACCGCTGCCACCATTCACGCTTCACTAGGGCGGCTTCTTCGGCAGTGGGCTGCTGCTGATACTGCGCGTTCCACTGAAACACCGGCATCGACGCCTTGGTGCGCTCCAACGCAGCCAGATCGAAGAACTCTGGCCACAGGGGCTTCTGGATCACCTTCTTTGTCTTCTTGTCCTTGGTGTCGAGGATCGCCGGGAACTCCACCACCTCATACTGGTCGGCCTTGTCGTTCTGGGCCATGTCGCGTGTCACGCGCCCCGTCAGGTCATCGAGGTGCCATCTGGTCTGCACGATAGCCACCCGCCCGCCGGGCATCAGACGCGTACGCGCACCGAATGTGAACCACTCGTAGGCCCGCTCGAACACCTCGAAGTTGCCGCTCAGCACGTCCTGTTCCGAGTGAGGGTCGTCTACAAGCAACAAGTCAGCACCACGACCCGCGATTGACGACCCGATGCCACAGGCGAAGTACTCGCCCTTCATATTCGTGTTCCAACGCCCAGCCGACTTACTGTCGATCGCTAGGCTAACTGTGGGGAATATCTCGCGGTAGGCATCGGTGGAGATCAGGTTACGCACCTTCCGGCCAAAATCCACCGCGAGGTCCGTGGTGTGCGACACCATCATCACCTTTTTATCTGGGTTCCGGCCAAGGAACCACGCAGGGTAGAATATAGACACGAGCTGCGATTTGCCGTGACGTGGTGGCATGTTCACACAGATACGGTCCTTGTCCCCGCGCTCGATCGCCATGAGCATACTGGCGAGAATCTTGTGGTGCCGCCCAACCAGATAGTTTGGGTCCATCTTTTTGCAGAAGGCCAGCAGGTCGTCATATGCGGCTTGATTTGTTTTCCGGCTCGCTAGCTCGTCGACCATCTGGTCAATCTCGGCCAACTCCTCTGGAGACAGGTCGTCTAAGCGCTCCAGTAGCGCCTCTATTTCTTCGTCGCCTATGTCGACCATCTTATTCATCGTCGAACCCAAGCTCCTTATCGACGTCGATTGTGTCGCCATCTATCACCACTGCATCTTCTATGTAGTCGCTCTTTCTCTCGGTCAGCCGTTTCAGCTTGTTACGCAGCTTCTCTTTCAGATCGTCGGTCGTCTGGTGGGTGATTGTCACCTCACTCTTCTCGGCAAACAGCCCCACATCACTAATCTTACCAAGCAGCTCTAGCGCCTTCAGACGCACCCGTGGATCAGGGTTCTCCGTCTCGGTGATGAGTTTGTTTGTTACGAGGTGTCTGACTGTTACTGCCGAGTCGACGACGCTCCGGCCCCACTCCGACAGAATGTTATTTGTCTCGCGCAGCACCGCAGGTGTGAGCTGGGCGGCACGCTGGGTGGTGACTTTCTTGGAGGTGTTGTTTGGGTCGGCAGCATATGCCGTGGCGAGGGCCGCGGCCACTTCTTTGTCTTCGCCAGTGAGTTCTACGTCGAGACCATGGTCAGATAAGAGCGCAACCGTCTTGGCGCAGGCCGCTGCCCGCTCCTTCAGGTCGAGTTTTGGTGCACGTTTGTTTAGTGGCACCCCTGTTTCTGGCGTGATTTCTAGTGTCATCTCATGTCGCAGGCTAGTGGCCGATAGCGTAAGTGTAGTTGTTCTGGTGTGATTTCGCAAGACTCCGTAGCAAAGCGCCTTAAGTTGTTTAGGGGTGTGTAGCCACGCATGTTCAGATCATAAACACAATAAAATTTTGCACTGGGGGACCCGTGGGTCCCATAAGGGGGGCCTTTCCTATATACGCCGCCGGAAGTGGTGGGGTAGAAAAACGCTAAGTCCTTGATATTATTTTAATTTTTACTTCGATTGTCTAGACTCTGCGAACGCTTGAGGGTTCTGGAACTGATTTGTTTGTCTGAAATAGTAATACATAGAGAAGTGTGGAGTCCCAAAACCAAAAGCGGGGGGTGGGGGGCGGTATGGGTCGCGTTCCGGTATTTTGTTAGTGCCGCACTAACATTTCTTATCAGGCGATGTGATGCGTTGCCATCCGTTATCGTTTGGGCGTTATCCCTTGTTAGTGGCGCACTAACATGTCATTACTTGGTTATCGGCAAGGCAATAACGCCCCCGATACTTTCAACTGACATGCTAGGAGATTACACCATGTCAAACTTTATCTTGAACCCCGAAAACGCAACCGTCATTACCGCAGCCGTCGCGCTTGTTGACAAGGCCGAACGCAAATTGCAGTCAAGTATGCAAGCGCTGCACGCGGGTAACATGAAGTCGACTGACTTTATCAGCCCCAAGTCCAAATCAGGGGATAGCACGGCATCGCCAGAGCTATTCGACGCGGTCAACGCCGCGATCGTTGCGGGCTTCACGGTGCGGGTGCAGAAACTACTGGCCACGCCGACCAAAGCGCTGCAAGACGCCGACAAGGCCGACAAGCGCTATTGGCAACAGCAGATCGGCGCGCGACGGAACGACTTTAAGCGCGGCCTTGAAAAGCTGGAAGGCAAGGCGGATGACCGCGCGCCGCAAGCGCCCAAGTCGCCCGAGGATAAGATCCGGGCCATGATCGAAAGCATCGAAAAGATCGTGCAGAATGCCGAGGGCCTGACATTCGACGCTGCCGACTTCCTGAAAGATCTGCGCGCGCTTAACCGCAAGATCAAATAAACCAACTGCGCGGGCCGCAAGGCCCGCGCTTCCCCCACCTCACATCTTAGGACACACACCATGACACTTACATCTTTCGACGCTCAAGACCTACTGACCGCGGCAAAGGCTGCATCGCGCATTAACGACACCGTGACACTAAACGAGATATACCGCGAAGCGCAATCGCGCATCGTATATGACCACGACAACGAACCCGACCCGGTGCTGCATGATGTTTTATGCTGCATCTCAGAGCTTAGCATCTCGCGCATTTGACCAGCTGGCCAGCCCGCAAGGGTTGGCCATTTTTTTATGCCCGCTGATCCGATGCCAGTTACCGTCGTATCGCGCCTGCTGCTTTGTTAGTGTGACACTAACATTCGAAACCAGTTCTTCGAGTCGCGCCGCGCCCCGCGTGTCAACACATGACAGGATAATAAAGAACATTATGGCCGCTGTAACCTCTCACCATTTATTGTTAGTGATACACTAACATTTGATACCAGTTCTTAGAGTTGCGCAGCGCCTCACGCTGTGCTATGGTGGCTACACATTGCTCGACACTGCCTACTGCCCCGCGATAAGCGGGGCTTTTTTTGTTAGTGTTCCACTAACATTTGATACCAGTTCTTAGAGAAGCATAGCGCCTGACAGTTTACTGTTAGTGACGCACTAACACCGATTTCAGCTAAGTCATTGAAAACAAAGTAATGTTCCAAATGTTCGCAAATTTTTGGCTAATGTTCTGGCCTAAGTCATTGAAAACACAGTAATGTTCCAAATGTTCGCACTTTTTAAGTATATATCCAGATTTCTGGCAGGCCCCTTTTTGCAGGGTCAGACCCCCGCAAGCCCCCCTCTCAGAAGCTCTCACCACCAAATATACATATATATCTATTTTAGGAACATTAGAACATTACTGCAATTTCAATGACTTACAACGACACCTGTTAGAACATTCTGGAACATTATCACGGATGTCATTAAACACCAGCCCTTACCATCATTTGACATAGGATGACACTTGTGGTATTCTGGAAGAACAATAACAAAAAACATCACTTACAACCAACCACCACCCCGCGACACTGTTAGTGACGCACTAACAAAGGGCACCATGCAATGACAAAAGACGAGTTACGCAAGTTTTGCGCCATGCACTACCGCGCTGCCGTAGCCCGAGAGGCACAAGGCAAGTTCTTCATCCTGCGCGCCAAGGCAGGCATAAAAACGGCACCCCGTGCCAAGCACGACGAGTGGCGCAAAGACGAAGCCGAACCCCGCACCTTCGGTGCATACCACAAGACCAATCCGCACACCCGCAAGCGGTGGTCCTACACCGAGAACAAATGAGAGGAGACGACATGACTGATTGTTCTAATACTTGTTACTGTATCACCTGCGGCGACACCTACGACCCACGCCGCCGACAACTTGGATACCAAACGTGCCTAGACTGTGGAGCAGAGGCGGCGATAGCCATGCGCACTTCTTGGTGCGTAGCACCCATCGCCCATAAACAGGGTGCAACACTCGTTACTAACCCCAACGACCTAAAAGGTCTTAACAAATACACGGCGTCATAAGTTAGTGACGCCACTAACAACGGAGAACAGAATAATGAACATGCAAACCACAACCACACCAGAAACCGCGGCACCCGCCGCTCACGCACCCTCAATCGCTTCATCATCCATGCTGTGCGAACTCAGCATCAGCACATGGACTGGCCGCAAGCTAGACAAACGTGCGTCAAAAGACGTTACCCTGCAGAACCACGCAGCATCAGGTGTGGCGAACGTGAACAAGAAGCTGCTCGGCGACTGCGCCGAACTGATCGCGCTACAGAAATTCACGGCGAACTCACGCAACATACACTACGGCATGACAATGCCATGGTCAGACACGGGGCTGCGCCTGCTGCCTACGGCACAGTATTTCAAATATCACCAAGCCATGACGGACATACAGGGGGAATTTAACAGACTAGTCGACGCCTTCCTCGACGCCTACGACTGGGAGATCATGCAAGCACAAGCCAAGCTAGGCGACCTGTTCATACGCGACGACTACCCGTCGTTGGAATCTTTAAAAAATAAGTTCCGCTTCCGCTTGACCTATATCCCACTGCCAGACGCAGGGGACTTCCGTATCGACATCGGCAACGAAGCCGCAGAGGAGATCAAGACACACTACAAAACTTATTATACCACGCAACTCAACCAAGCCATGAACGACGTGTGGCAACGGACATACGACGCTCTGTCGCGCATGTCAGAGCGTCTGGACTATGCCGACCACGAGAAGAAGAAAATCTTCCGCGACTCACTGGTCGACAACGTGGCCGAGATGGTCGAGCTGCTACGGGTGTGTAACGTAACAGGTTCTACGCAGATGACTGCAATGGCTGACAAACTAGACGATGCGCTGCGCGGTGTCACACCAGACGCACTGCGCGAGGACGCATACCTGCGCGCCGAAACAAAACGCACGGTGGACGAGGCGATCAAGGCGCTACCGTCGTTGGATATGTAAACTTGTTAGTGCCGCCACTAACAAAGGAGAAGAATATGAATGACACAGAGGAACAACTTACCCACACGGAAGAAGCCGAGGCAGAGGCGTTCGTGCGGATGGTTGCGAAGAACCTACCGAATGTAATGGACGATGAGCAAGTCCTCAAACTATGCGCGATACTCATCACATCATACGCTACCTCAGATACCGCGATAAACTGGCTCAAGTCATTGACTGTATTGTTGGCGCAATTCTACGCCGACCAAGTGGATGGGCGGTGCAACTGTGAGCACTGCCGCGCCAAACGTAACATGCACTAACAAACCAAGGAGAACTACAATGAGCAATGCACAACAAATGTATCAACTGTCACTCGACCAGATCGCAGCACTAATCAAGGCAGGCGGGCACGAGCGCACCACACTGGTGCAGGGTCACATGGGCACAGGTAAGAGTAGTTTGTTGGGAGCGTTATCCCGCGAACTACCCAACCACACGCCATGCTATTTCGACTGCACCACGAAGGACTTGGGCGACATCACGATACCCAATATCAACACAACAAACCCCACGCCGTTCGTCACATACGCCACCAACGAAGAACTAGGTGCACACATCAACAGCCCGATCATCCTGATGGTGGACGAGTATGGCAAGGCGAACCCGTCGGTGAAGCTAGCACTGCTGCGGCTGATGCTCGAACGCAAGATAGGTAGCTACACACTACACCCTGACAGCATAATCTTTGCCACCACAAACCTTGGTGCCGAGGGCGTAGGTGACTTGTTGCCACCCCATGCACGCAACCGCATCACCGTAGTCACAGCGCGCAAGCCAAGCAACATGGAGTGGATCGAGTGGGGCATCAACAACGAGATCGACCACACCTTGCTAGGTTGGTGTAAGGACAATCCGCAGCTGTTCTTGTCATTCGAGGACGTGCGCGACCCAGAGGAGAACCCGTATATCTATCATCCCAAGGCACAACGTGCGGCGTTCGTCACACCACGTTCACTCGAAGCGGCATCGGACTGGCTCAAGCAGCGTGACAAGTTTGACGATCAGACACTGACCGCAGCACTGATGGGCACAATCGGCGACCGGGGTGCAATGGACCTGATGGCGTTCGTCAAGCTAGCCGACCAACTACCTAGCCTACAATCAATCAAGGACGATCCGCGCAATGCCAAGGTGCCAGACAGTGCCGCAGCCGTTTGCATGGTGGTGTATCGGACGCTCGCATCACTGGAGAAAGACTGGCTCGACGCATGGATGGACTACATGGTGCGCCTCGACAAAGAAGCACAGGGTATGTTCGCCAACGGTGTGCGCGCACCCAAGTATTCCAAGCAAGCCATGGTCATGACGAACAAGAAGTTCACCAAGTGGGCCATGGATAACAATTACTTGTTTGCGGCGGATAAACACTAAGGAGAAAGACCAATGACTAAAACTTATTACGTCACAGTAGAGGGCATCGTCGAGCGGGTGTTCCGCATAGACGCAGAGAATCCACACCAAGCAGGGGAGTGGGCGAAAGCCGACTTCAAAGCCGAGCTGCGCACCGACGTGGCTCAAGTCATCAAGGTAAACAAGGAGAAAACCAATGACTAAACAAACCAAACGGACCGCGCGTCGGTGGACCGCAGAAGAAACCGACACACTGCGCACAATGTATCACGCAGGGATACGTCACAAGGAGATCGCACGGATAATGAACCGTTCAGTCGGTGCAGTGCAGCAACGGGCACACGCAGAGGGGCTGACCACAGACAGTGTCCGCAGGCGGTATGTTAGTGAGCCACTAACAACTTACGACGAGATAGAGGACGCCAACGAAATTTCGTTGGACATAGCACCAAACAAACCATGGTGGAGAAGGGTGTTGGGCCTATGAGACTTGGAACATTACACTACGACATGCGCAAGGAAGAAGGCGTAGTCAGGTTAGAGGGGCTACCACCAGACGTGGTGTCACTCGACACACTACAAGATTGGATAGGTCAACTGACCGACGAGTATAACAGGATGCTAGAAGAAGTATTCCCAAAGGAGAACTGAGCAATGCTAAATCTAGGTAAACAACTCACACCAGAGCAACGGGTGCAGAAGGCCGTGATCGACATCATGGCGAAGGAACGCTACCGCGCTTTGGGTGGTGTGCTGATGATCGGTGAGCGCAGGGTCGAGACAGACCCTGCCAAATGCCCCACTGCATACACGAACGGCAAGGACGAGGTGTATGGCGCGGACTTCATCGCCGACTTGAATGACCGACAGCTACGCTTCCTGATCTTGCACGAGGTGTATCACAAACTCTATCGCCACCTGACAACGTGGAAGCACTTGTATGACCAAAACCCGCAACTAGCCAACATGGCGTGTGACTACGTGATTAACATCAAGCTCGCCGACGACAACGAGCAAGACAAGTTCGCCACTATGGATGGCAAGCTAGAGGTTGGCTGTCTTTCTACCAAGTATCGTGGGTGGGACAGCGCGCAGGTGTATTACGATCTAAAGCAGGGTAACAACTCAGGACAAAGTGATGGACAGAGTATGCCAAATGGCAAACCTAGCGGAGGGTTTGACGAGCATGGCTGGGACGAAGCCGACGACATGACCGCAGAGGAGCAGCGCGAGCTGGCCCGTGAGATCGACGAAGCCATACGACAGGGTGCACTGGTCGCAGGCAAGACGGGATCGGGTGGTGATCGTGACCTCGTTGATCTGTTGCAGCCGCAAGTCGATTGGCGTGAGGTGCTGCGTGAGTTTGTCCAGAACACATGCGCAGGCAGTGACTACTCGACATGGCGTAGACCGAACCGTCGCTACATCGGCGCGGGTGTGTATATGCCGAGCGGCATCAGCGAACAGATCGGCGAGATCGTCGTGGCCATTGACACGTCAGGCAGTATTGGTGCGCGTGAACTTGGCGCCTTCCTAGCCGAAATCAAATCGGTGGCAGACACGGTGCACCCCGAAGCTATCCGCATCCTGTATTGGGACACCGAGGTGTGTGGTGACGAGCGGTATGTGGGCGACGAGGCCGACAACATCGTGCAGTCTACCAAGCCCAAGGGTGGCGGGGGCACCGACGTGCGCTGCGTGCCGCAGTATATCCAAGACAACCAGATCAAGGCGCAGGCTGTGATCGTGCTGACCGATGGCTACCTCTACGGTGGTTGGGGTGAGTGGCATCACCCCGTGCTGTGGACTGTGTTGGACAACAAGAACGCACAGCCCGACGTGGGCAAGACGGTGCATATTAAATCGAGGGACATGTGATGGGATACAGAAGCGACGTGCTGATCGCCGTGGTGTTCAAGGACAAGGAGCAACGTGACGAGGTGTGGGCCGTGTATTGCATGGACCCACGGGTGCAGGAGCACAACTTGGCAGAGACGTGGAAAACCTACGACAAGGGAGAATACCCTGTGCTGTATTATGAGGGGGACTATGTGAAGTGGTATGAAAGCTACGAGGACGTGCAGGGTGTCGAGCACCTGATCGAGGTGGCGTCTACCTTCGCACAGGAACGTGGCCACCCATACGCCGCTATCAACTACCGTGTAGGGGAGGAACTCAACGACATCGAAACAACTGAACGGGAGGCTGACCCCACTGGGGAGATGCTAAGTTTTCTATTCGAGATGTGCGGCATCCGCCGCGAACTTACGCACAACTTCGGTTAGTGCGGCACTAACAAACTAGGAGAGAGCAATGCTTACATACACTAACTTCAACTCATTTGCAGAAGTCGAAGCACATTATAACAGCATCAAGCCACTGCGCGGTGCAGACAACGTAGGCAAGGACATCCGACCTATCGGTGACCGCAAGCGCAAGTGGGAGCGCATCGTCAAGGTCAGCCCCAACTGCTACGCACTGTCGGACGGGCACCACTTCGGTGATGCGGTATTCGAGGCATGGGCTTACGGCGCAGAGAATTACACACCCACACTTGCAGACATGGAACGCTACGCGCCGATCGTCTGGCGCAAGAAGCGTGACGGAACAGAAGAAGTCACACTGCGCAACGGTTGGGGGCCACACCAACACACAGGCCGGTATGCGTTCTTGTATCGACATACACCCAAAGGCATGTGGTTCCGCAACCGCAACGGCAAGCATTTTATACAAGCAGCCGCGCAAGATTTTTATCTCGCCAAATTGCAGACAACACCACGCGCTGTCTACGACGCTATCAACGATAATACGAGCACTCACCACTGGCAGACACGCACGCAGAAATGGGCCAAGCTGCATGACGACAACGCATCGCTGACGTTCACCAAGGATGCCCATGGTGATTGGGTGCTAGCTGACGGAGGTAAGGAAATCCCTACCCCACCGAAGAAGATCGTCCGTAAAGAACTTAAAGCGCGTTACAAGAAGCACATCGACACCTTCAAAGAGTGGGCGTTCACCATGGGTGCGATGCTTCCCATCCGTGACTACGCATATGCAAGTGACCAATACAAAATAGCGACGGAGTGGATGGAAGCCAACGGCATCGACACCAAGCGTTACTGGGGTGCCCCGTTCACCCACATGGATGTGAAGCTGAAACGTCAAATCCTGTGTGATGACGAGCACCCACTGCGCCTGCCGATGGCTGTGTCCATGCTGCGTAGCGTTGAGTCCTACTGTGCAGATACCGAGGACGAGGTGCGGCGTGTCAAGCAACGAGCCAATACGTGGATCAATAACAGCATGGGCTTCACCAAAGTAGTGAAAGGATAAGAGAGATGCAGAACATGAAGGTTAGCGAACTACTGTCTGACAAGATACAGAGCAAACAAGCAGGCATCAACCAACCCATCGGACTTGTGGACTTCGGCTATGAGGTCGAGCAAGCCATCCCCGGATGCAAGGTAGTGCCTGTCGATCACATGTGGTCGTGGGTCTACATGCCAGACGATCACTTCGCCATGGGCAGGATAGGTTATGGTGTGTTTAGCCAGAACGGTAAGGGTGGGCATACATACACGGTGCAGTGTCGCACGATACAGAACGGCAAGTATAACGACTACTCGCCGCAATATAACATGAAGTCGAGCACGTCTCGCCCCACCGCTGTGAAGAACGCTAAGAAGTTCCTACGTAGATACAACCCCCTCGAAGTTGCACAGGTAGTGGCTAGGAGTGCGAACGACGGTATCCACAAGATGAAGCGGACACTGCGTGACGACATAGCCAAGGTCGAGATGGCATTGTTTGGTGCAACGTTGTCGACGTATCGGCAGGAGGAGCCACTGCTGCTCACGGAGATGGTGCACCTGATGAATAGTGGGCATAAGTTCTTTACGCCAGAGTTAGCCGACAAGTTGGCGCAGTATCGTGGACTCAAGCAGGAATACGATAACGCAGCCGCCGCATACAACATGTGGTTCGTGCAGGTGAACAAGCAGCGTGTCAACGTCATACCTATCGACGATCTGGCTGCGTATGCGCCGGGCTATGGAGACATACAGACTTATCACGACGAGGTGCCCGAGGAGATAGCAGGCAAGGTCGCAGTGTTGAGCATGGTCGAGGATAACACCTACGTGCATGGCGTAGGGTTCAAGGAGGAGGACGGACTGTATTATGTGGCTCGGTGAAGAAGATTGGCTCGACGCAGAGGGCATGAAGTTCCTCTACTGGCGTGACCGCATCGAAGCAGATGGGTGGCGTCGGAGCACTAGGACTAGGGCGTATTGGGTGGATGATACACAAGATATACCACCTGATGACAACATATACCGCATACACATAGCCCCTGATACTGGATACGTCAAAGTAGCGTGTATTGGTATGGAAAAAGTTGACGCGATAGTAGATGGCAACTATGATGGGACACATACACTACCAGACTGGATACAGGAACGACTCGCCGTGCTACGCATGATGAGTGCCAAACCCCCGACAGAGATCGTCGAGGGAGTGGGACGTCGCATCAACGAAGATACCTACTGGGTGTTTTGTTAGTGCGGCACTAACAGGGGCTTCGGCCCCCACCCATAATGAAACCAGTTACCGAGGAGAGACAGATGGCGATGACGCCGGAAGCGAAGGTTAAAAAGAAAGTCGTAGCGATACTGAAAGAACTCGGTGCCTACTACTTCTACCCCGTGACAGGGGGATACGGACAGAGCGGCGTGCCGGACATCGTAGGGTGCCACAAGGGTAAGTTCTTCGGCATCGAGTGCAAGGCTGGGAAGAACAAACCCACACCACTGCAACAGAAGAACTTAGACAGCATTGCCGAAACGGGCGGCGTAGCGCTCGTTATCAACGAGGAGAACATCGAGGATGCGAGGAAGATTGATTCGTGAGGCCGCAGATGAAGTCAGAAATGTTAGCGCATTTGGTAGCACGTCATCTGGAACCAACACTCAGCTGAGTTGAAAGTTACACGGCCTCTGGGGGAAATTATAAAAGGAGAGGAGTGAGCGCAATGGAGTTTTTTACAGTTTTAGTGTTTTCTTATGTTGTGGATGGGGAACCGATCGATTTGCCCCTAGTCACCGCATCTGAATGGGAATGCAGTGACGCATTGAAAGCAGCAGTGCCGCTGTCTGACGTGTTAAAAGCTGACATGTTTTGCCGTGTTAGCGACATCCCATCGAGTAGCATTAGGCCAAAGCTACGACCAGAAAAGGAGGAGTGAATGACCAAAGAGTTGCCCAAGGCTCAACAGGCTGAGTTGCGGTTTCTCAACCAACAAGTCGACTTTTGGATGGAGGCGCAACACAAGACGGACGCATCGCCATCTGCGAAGCAACGGTATTGGTACGCAAGGGAAGACCTACGCAAGTTTGTAGAGAACAGACGCAAGGAGGGATACAACATATGAAGTTAGAGGGCGAATATATAGACCTCAAAATGCGGTGCGAGATGGCACTGCGAATGACACCGAAGTGGTCACCATACCGGCTGCTTTGGAAGTTTGGGATTTGGTATGCGGAGAGGAAGATCAATGGATTACGGCGATGACCCACGACTGACCAACGTGTCAGCAGAAGTTAAGCGGCTAGAGCGTGAAGTGTCCGACGCAGAGTGGGACGACGACCCACGTGTGGGGGCACTGGCGAGAGAACTTCGGCACTACAAAGAACTGCAAGAACAGGGCGTAGTGTACGAACCGAAATTTTGAGGTGACCAATGAGCGATGAAGAAGCGCGGGTATGGGCCTACCTGCTAAAGAATCGGCAGGCCACAGCCATAGATGTGGCGCTGAACTGTGACATAGCCGTGGAGGAAGCCGAAAACTACATCGCGCGCATATCGTCACCCAACTGGAGAGAGGAGGTTAGTGTGGACACTAACAAAACACACAGTGCGTTGGACAACCAAGTCGGTGGGGCGCATTATAAGGACATGGACGTGCAGCCATGGCAGGCGATGGAAGCATGGCTGACACCCGAGGAATACCGCGGCTACCACAAAGGTGTGGCGCTTGCGTATATCGCTCGGGAGCGCAGCAAGGGCGGTATGCAGGACATTGAGAAGGCCGTGCATCACTTGCAGCGTTTGATCGAAATGCAAGGAGAAGACAGTGCAGACGATACCCAAACAAGTGCACCCGATATTGCGGAACGCACTGAAGAAACTGCCGGACAGTTGGGAAGTGGTGAAGAAAAAAGACCACTACTTCTTAATCCACAATGGTAAACGCGTAGCCTGCGTAGCGAATAACTCGTCTACGCAGGACGACCGACAGGCTAGGAAAAGCCTACACACAATAAGACGATACATGAGGAACGTGTGAACACGCATAGATACCCGTCGCATAAACACCGACCAAGAAGACAGCCGTGGACTAAGGAGCAGAGCATCCGCCACGCACAAATAACGT